CAAAGAGCTTATAATTTGATGGATGATTTGGAAGCGAGGGCATAATGGCTGTACAGACTGTAGAAAATATACAAAGATTACCCCCATTCTTAGAGGGTCTGCAAAAAAGACTATTGCAAACTGGATTTGGTGAGTTTGATGGTGAAACTCAGACTACGCCAGGTCTACTCGATTCTCCCCTTGATTTGCCTCAATTTCAAATTGCAGGCATAGACCCTCTAAGAGAACGTGCAATCACACTTGGAGAAAATTTAGTAGGATCTTTTAGACCATTTGTCGAAGGAGCTAGAGATCAGTCACTAGCTGGTCAACAAGCATTAACATCAGGCTTACAATTTTTGCAACCTGAAGCAATACAACAGTTTCAGAACCCATTTCAACAACAAGTTATTGATAGAACAATGGCAGAACTTGATAGACAGGCTGACATTAGAAGAACTGGTGCTGATGCAGCAGCAGTAAGGTCTGGAGCTTTTGGTGGTTCGAGACAAGGTGTACAAAGAGCTGAAGCTGAAAGAGGTTTGCAACAAGTTAAGGGTGACACTTTATCAAGATTGCTTTCGCAGGGATTTACAAGTGCGTTACAAGCAGCACAGAATGCTGGTCGTTTGTCTGGTGGTCTTGGACAAGCATTTGGTACATTGGCTGGAACTACAGGTGATATTGGAAGATTGCAACAAGCACTAGGACAAGCTGATATATCACAACTAACTCAACTTGGTGCACTAAGACAAGGGCAATCACAAGCGGAACTAGATGCACAAAGACAAAATTTATTACAATCAGCACAAGAACCATTTACAAGGTTGCAACTCGGACAGAACTTATTACAAGGTATGCCAAGTGCTTCAATACCTTCGACATTTCAACAGGCTACATCACCTGGTGCAAATCCATTCTTGCAAGGTATTGGTGCTTATACAACATTGTCACAGATTGCACCATTTGGTGGTGCAAAGTCTCCGTAGGGTAAGAATATGGCTCCAAAACAAACATTGTCACAAGGGTTAATAAATCAATTAGTTCCTAGATCTAGTTTAGGTAAAGATTTTACAACCAAATTTAACCAACTACGAGATGATCAACAAGAAGCTTTAAATATTCTTGGTTTTAAAGATTATACAGGTGCACTTGGGAGTGGAGATGCTGAAACATTTTTAGGTAAAGAGGCACTTATTGGTGCTGAAAGTTTAATGAATATTCCTTCAGCTTTTGGAAAAATTTATCAAGGTTTATCTCTTCCTTTTCAAGCTGGCGAAGCTGGTGTAACTGCCTTACTCAAGTCTTTAGTAGATCCGTTACAAACACGAAAAGGTAGAGAAAAAGCTGCTGAAAAAATGGCAGTTGGAACAAGTGGCTTAGAGTTAGGTTTGCCCATAGACACAACAGTCCCAAGAGGTCAGTTAGGACCTAATCCGATTATTGGTGAAACACTTAAAGAACGAGAAGATACTTTAAGAAATTTAAGAGAAAGAAAATCTAAAGTAGACGAATTTGCTATTGGTACAGGAAAAGACGAGACTGCGAAAACAACAGAAGGTGCAGATGTTACATCATCACCAAAATTTACTGATCCAACAGCAGAGGCAGCTCAAGAGGCTGCAGATAAAGAAGAGGCATTAGCTTCTGCTCCTGATGAAGATCTTGATTATACAGACACATACACTGAAGAAGAATTAAAAGCAGTAAACGATCCTGAAGTTAAAAAGAAGGCTGCACAAGCTGAATTATTTACTTCTGCTATGAAAGAAATAGAAGATATATATGGTGACGACAGTGAACCAAAAAAACGCAAAACTATTGATGATTATAAAGCTGATTTTGCGAGAGCTACAGGTATAGATATATCGGGTGAGCCTGATAATAAATCTGCTTTGATGGCATTAGGATTATCTCTTATGCAGAACAGAGCTGGTAAAGGTTTTAATTTATCTAACATATTAGGTGAAGTTGGAGCTGCTGGTCAAGCTGCCTTACCTAAATTTGAACAGGCTAGAAAAGAAGCAAGAGCTGCTCAAGTTGCTGCAGGTAAGTTTGCATTGCAAGAGGAAAAAGCAGATCGTAAAGCAGAATTAGCTTTAGCTAAAGAAAAAAGAACTGCGTTAGCTGCTGTGTCAAAAGAATTTAGAGGTTATGCAAATAAACAACAATTAGAACAAATGAAACTAAATAATGATTTGTTGATTAAAAGACTAGAATTTGCAAATAAAGGCATTGATCCTAAAGCTAAAATAACAGAAGCACGATTGTTAAACCAACCTAACCTTAAAATTAACAAAGGTTATGTGGCTGGCAACCCTAACATTGTATTTTTAAATGCTCAATCTGAAGCAAAAGCTCACGCTGATGCCTATAGAAATGTGTTAGAAGCCAAAGATAGTATTAATGAAATGGAAGCTTTAACGAGACAATTAGCTGGCAAAAGTCCTGCTTCTGCTGTTACTATCATTTTAGAAAGAGGTAAAAGACTACTTAAACCTTTAGGTATTGGAAATGATGACTATTCAAAAGACTTTAAATTAAACAAAGATGAAACCAATATAAGTGCAGAAAAACAAATAGAAATATTACAAAGAAGACTTATTTCACAATATAAAAAGTTTTTAACAAAAGAAACTGGTAATGGTATATCTGAAGGCGACATTAAAAGATTAGAAGAATTACTTGGTAAAATTAGTCCTTTCAAACCTTTAGAGGAGAACTTAGAAAATTTTGCACAGCTTCGTGTAATTTTTGATGCACCACAAAGAACATTAGAAGGCATATTCTCTGAATTTGGACAAAGAAAAAATCACATGAGTGATCAAAGTTACAATGATACAATGAAAGTCATCAATCAAGCCATAACTATTGGAACTTCAGGTAAGTATGGTGCAACTGTAGGCAGTGACGGAACTATAAACATAGATTTGACAAAGAGATAATGGGTAAAGTTGTTTTAAATACACCACAAGGCAAAGTTAATATCACAATTGCAGGTGATAAACCTACACTTGAAGAATCAATACAAATTAATAACATTATTAGACAATCAGGTGCTGGGCAAATGGTGTCTAAGCAAGAGCCAAATACTGCTGATAAACTCGAACAATTGTTCGATACTAGCACAGGTATTAGAAGTAATGCTTTGCGTTCAGCTTTAAGTGTTGCTGAAAATAATGAAGAAGAAGAAGCTATACTTCGTAAGTTTGATCTCAGTGATGATGATTTTCTCAGAGATAATAGAGGTAGATTAGCTCTCACACCTACTGGTGCAGCTAAGTTCGGACAAGAAACAGACAGAAATATACTCGTAGATGAAGAAGGATTTAGTAAATATGACTTTTCTGATTTAGCAGGTATAGTTCCTGAATTAGTGGGTGGTGTAGGTGGTGCTATCGCTGGTCAATTGGCTATACCAATTCCTATTTTAGGTGCTGCTATTGGAGCTGGTATAGGAGCTGGTGGAGGTCAAGCAGTAGAAGAATTAGGTGAAGCTGTTACTGGTGTACAAAAACAAAGCTTTGGAGATATTGCAAAAGATGTAGGTAAAGAAGCAACAATTGGTTTTGTAAGTGATTTAACCTTTGGATTAGCTGCTGGAGCTTTTAGAGCCGTCAGAAGAGGCGTTACACCTGGTAAAGATTTAACAGCAACAGAGCTTGAGACAGCAGGCTTATCAACATCTCCACCAATAGATGAAGCTGGTAATGTAATAAAACCAAAAGACTTTGCAAAACTATCTGCTGATGAAAAGATTGCAGCAGTAAACAGAACTGTAACATTAGAAGATGGCACTGTCGTAAGAGGTGGATTTGGTGTTAAACCTACTTTATCAGCCATAAGAGCACCATCTCTTGTCGCAAGAATACAAGCTATTGGTGAAAAAATATTTAAAACATCAGACAGACTTAAAAATAATAATGATGTGATTAAACAAGTTATTGATGCGTACAAAGAAAAGTTTGGATTAGAAGGAGCTGACGCAGTTGATGTTGGTGAAATACTTAAACGAGGTATGGTTGATAACAACGAACAATTGATTAAAGCTGAGAAAAAAGCACAAAAACAAATAATAGCACAAATGAAGGATGCTGTTGGTGTTTTTAGAAGAGCTGCTGATGAAAATGGCTCTGTTGATGATGATTTGTTTGACATATTTAAAAATGCTTCAGATGAGTTCGACTCTTTTATTTCTGGTAAGTTTAGAGCTGTGGACGACATATTAAGAGATGATGCTGGATTGGGCAGGCAAGGAGTTATGTACGTTAACAATTTCGCAAATCATCTTCAAAGAATTAAAAGTGATTATGCTTCACAAATTGCTGCGAAAGATATTGATGGCAAGGCATTTGACAATATTATATCTTCATTTGAGGCAGTTGCAGGCAAGTTAGATGAAGGTCTAAAAGAGTCAGTATCTTTTAATCAATTGTATAATTTAAGAAAAACTATAAGTGATATACGAATGGGTTCTAATGAAACTGTTCGTAAGGAGCTTGTGAACGCAAACGGCACAGGGCTGTTAGATGAAATTGATAATATGTTTAAGCAGATGGGTGATGAAAATAGTCAACTGTTTAGAGATTTGTCTGGCAGACTTGGAGATACTATTACAGTTAATAAATTTAAAAACGCTGGTAAAACATTAAGAGCTGCACAAGCAGAATTTTTTCAAGGCAAAAGTATGTTGGAAGATTTATATGCTTCTCAATCAATTAAAAATTTAGATAAATATAGAACTGTACCAGGCGAGCTTGATAAAGCACCTATGAATATAGATATTTATAAAAATGTTGTGAAGCCAAATAATCCACAATTTTTGCAAAGAGCTAAAGACTTTCTTAGAGAGTATGGTGGTGTTCAAGGTGGTAAAACTGGAGATGAAATTGCAGATGAGTTTACTGCAAGAGCTGCTAATCAATTTTTGGAAGATGCCATTGAAACATCAGGAATTAAAAATTTTAAAAATGTTAAAGATTTTAACGGCACAAAATTTCAGATGGCTATAAAGGGTCTTGGTACAACTGCAAAAGAATTGTTCGGAGATAAAACAGATGAAATTTTAAAGTTGGCTGATGAAATAGGTGGCGTAAAAATATCAGGATTACAAGCTAGAAATGTTTTAGATCAATATAGAGATGCTGTTGGAGGTTCCGAAAGCATGGATGGTTTGTTAAGTAAACTACAGTCTTTGTCTGAAACACAAAAAATATTAGTTAGAGAGCAAAGAAATAGAATAATTAATAAGTTACAAGACGAGGCATTAGATTTAGATCCATTAGAAGCTGCAAGATTTTTAGTTCAAAAACAAACTAAAAATTCTGAAATTAAACCTATTATGAATTATTTTGCAAGAAATCAAGATGATGCTTCATTACAAAAAATCAGATCTTATTACATAAGCAGCATGATTGATGATTTTGGTGAGTCAGTTATGACAGACGGCAAATCTTTAAACGCCTTTGCAGATAGAATATTAGCTGCTGCAGAGGATGGAAAACTACGAACAATTTTTCCAGGTGGCGTTGGTGAAAGTATGGAAAAGTTTGGTAAAATATTAAAATTTAATGCAAGGGCTGCCGAGGGTGGAGATCTTGTTGCAGCTAACATTGCAGCTTCTCCATTTCAAAACTTAGGTAAACTCGCAAAATTTACAATACTTGGTAATAGAATGTTATCACAAAGTTATTATGATGATATTATATCTCAATTCAATGGTATTACGTTAAAACAATTTAAAAAACCAGCAGACAGAGCAAAAAGTCTTGGATCTATTATTGGTAAAGCACTCAGTCAATCAACTGGTCAAACAATCGATAATGCTATTAATGAAGCAGAAAACCAGATTGATGCAGTTTTAGAAAGTTCTGGTGTAAAGAGTCAAATACAAAATGTTACACAACAATTAGGTCCTGCTATTAATCAAGCTAGAACAGGTATTAATCAAGTTAGAAACGTAGCTTCTGCACCTACCATTAATCCACCAGCAGCAGGAACTCAACTTGCTGGTGTAAATATTTCTAATCCAGCTAATGCTTTTTCGTTAGGTCTTAGTCCTCAGAATATAGCTATAGCACAAAGAACAAGAGGAACTCCATGAACATAGATGAGCTCAGACAAGAGATTCAAAATGACGAGGGACGGGTCAACTCCGTATATTTAGATCATTTAAACCTACCTACTGTAGGCATAGGGCATCTTATAAAAGAGTCAGATCCAGAACATGGATTGCCAGTAGGAACAGTAGTTGATGACGAAAGAGTTAACGAATTATTCGACCAGGACATCAAAGTTACGCTGTCTGAGTGCGAACAATTATACGGAAACTTTAACGATTTGCCTGAAGAAGTACAAAAGATTCTAGCAAATATGATGTTTAATCTAGGC